CTGCATCACATAGCAAACATCAAGTTCGCCTTGTGGTAATTTTTCATATTCTACTTGTGTGTTGTTTTCCATTATTCTTCCTTCTATATATTCTTAATGGTGTGCGAGTCTTTTTTGCTCCGGTCGTAGTAACTATGTTAACACGGTTAGGATTAAATTTCCCGTCTTTCCAAAAGGCGTTGCCTCTTAATGCAAACATTGCATTATCTGGTGATATTCCCCGTAAATATCTATAACTAAATCCCATGATTCCTACATTAAATCTACCTCCAAATATGTTAGCTGCCGCTATAGATGAAAGGTATGGCCCACCTACGTATAAACCCGATAAATTAAAACTATCTACGAGAGGCCCAATAAATACAGGCGCTTTTAATTCTCTAGCGTATGCACCTGCTTGTTCTACATATCCTGCAAGGTGAGTTGCATTTGTGTTAAAACTTAATTGTTTCTTACATTCAATCCCAAAAAATATATATCCGTCTTCATAAGGTGCTTTAACATAAAAGTCAATATACTTTCCTATACTTTTTATTTCATACTCTTGTACGTAATCCCAACCTACCTGACTTAAAAAATCTAATACAACTTTTGTAGCGTCGACCTCTGTCTCGGTTATTCTATCCGCCCAGTATCTACACCCTTGTAAATAATAATCTTTAGCAGTCGCCATAACTAGCACCATGATGTGCTTCACACGCTACAGGTAGTCCGGTCGCCCAGGAAGGAGGCGTAGACATAGTGGTCACTATAAAGGAGAGAGCTTTTTCTATGTCTACATCAGGGACAACGCAGACTACCGCATCGTGAACAGTGAGCACGGGTCTGTATTTCTTATTAATTTCTAGCATCTGTTCACCGACAATGATGCGAGCCAACGCTTGAACAACATTCTCAACAACTGATCCACCCCATAGAGATACCATACCTCTACGAGATTTATAAACAAATTTAGATTTAGACTCTGATATATCCCATGTCAACCCAGGATACTGGATGTAGAGTCCGTTAGGTAACTGAATACCTTTTGGTGTAACAAGTAAAGCTTTTTTAGTATCTAAATAATAAGGTTCTTTTTTAACAGGCCATGCGGACATATCGCGTAAGGCATCATCACAAATTTTCCATAACTGAATCACCTTGTCGTTAACCTCTCGATAAACTTTAACGAGCCGTTGGCATTCATCTTCATCTAAGTTCAACCCTGTTGCAATCTTTAATGTTTGTTGTAGCTTGCTCCACCCTGTGCCATATCCTAGACCTAGAATACAAGTCTTACCCACCGCACGTTCTGTCTTATCAGCTTTAGTAATTGTTCTGCCATAAACTTTAGAGGCAAACTCTGAATAAACATCTCGACCCTCACGATACCATCCCACAATATCTTCTTGACCAGCTAACCATACCAATACACGCGCTTCAATTTGAGAAGAGTCACAATTAATCACCTGATGATCTTCAGGCGCTACGACTGCGTTCTTGAGTGCTTTCTTTTTCTTGTCCCGTGCAGGTAAGTTTTGAAAGTTAACCTTGTCTGATCCTGCCCATCGCCCTGTGTGTGCCCCATAATATTTAAGAGGAATAGGAAGCTTACCTTTATTGCGTGAACCGATCTCAATAAATCTTTCAATACGGGATTCTTCTATGGTGGACTTAGTGCCTAACCTTACACGGCATAATTCTTGAATGAACGGATCTTCATGTTCTGTTAACTCTAGAAACCCTGTGTCACCTTTAGCCAACGCATACGTTTCTTTACCGGTCGTCTGACTAATCTTTGTAGGCGGTGTAATACCAAGCTCTATGAGTAGCTCTGCAAATTGTTTATTAGATGCTAACTTAGCGCGAACACACTCTTCTGTATCGCACTCTAATCGCTTCATGAGACCTTGTAATAACTGAGACTTCTCTTCCTGAACTTCTTCTAACCTTGCTTGTAATAAGCCATCATCGACTTCCAAGACGGGCTCTGTATACATGCGTAGGGTTAAGTCAATCAGGTTAATCTCGTTCTCTGGAAAATTTTGTGCGAGTATTTGGAATAATTTGTAGGTAAGTTCAACGTCGTTTATACAGTAGCCACCATATGCTGACAATTCAGTAGGCGTAAAGTCTTCTAGTTTTTTGCCTTTGGCTTGGATAACTTCGGTGCCTTTAGCCCCAAGATTATATTTCTCAACCAAGTATGCAAGGCTTCCACCCGCATCGACACCGTGTATAGCACGAGCCATACCAAGAGTATCAAGATATAAAGCAGGAACAATGTTGTAAGTAAAAGATAATATGGCGCCATCAAACTGAGTATTGTGACAGAGTAAAGCAGAGTTCTTCCAATCGATTTCGTCGAGTGCGGGTTTGACTTCTTCCCCTGAATACCACTTCGTCTCTCCTTCTTGAATCTTGATACCAACGCCAATGACTTGAAAACGATCATCTCGTATATACTCCTCTGTGGTTAGATTAGATAAACTAAAACCTACGTCGTAGTAGGTCTCGAAGTCTAGTGTGACTAGTTGCATGTATGCTTTCTAATTGGTGGGCTACTCACGGTTTATATAAATGCAAAAATACCATCACGAATTTAAACATATAAAAAGTGCTTTCGCCCATATTCTTTATAGTATCGACAATATTAACAGAGCCCCAACAAAAATACAAGCCATTATTTTTTGATTTCTAATCTCTTTTTTGTCTGTGTCATCATGTCTATATGTTCCGCCCCATGCCTCTCTTGCACTTCGTGGTGTAGGGGTATCTATACTATCAGGTTGAAAAAATCTATATCCTTTTCTTGCGTTTTTGGCAAATACTTTGCGTTGCCAGGTTTCAAATTCTCGTATAGCTAGTCTTGCACTTGGATCAAAGTTATTTAAATTTGCGTTTTGCACAAAAGTTCTCCTTTGTTTTTTATTATTTTGCGTATTTCTCAAATTCGTTACGGCATTCGATTGAACACCAACGTCTGTCGTCTTTAACCGGTGTTTCACACCATATACACTTCCCTGTCTGATTAGAAGGTTTTTTGATTTTGTCGTGCGCATTTCTTACTCCAATGTCGATTGCATATTGCATCAAATCATTTGCTATATCTGCATCATCACCTATCATACGTTGTATTTCATTCCCGTTCTTTTTGCGTTATTCTCTGATGCTAAACTAAAATACCTATTCCAATTACTATTAGATCCTTTAGGTAAAGGCGCAGGTAACTTAATTAGACCACGTTTACCAAGTTCTCTGACGCGTGTTGGGTTACCAGCAGAATGTAATATGATGGTGTTGCGCGATGCGTTAGGATGTTTTTCCATATAAGCATTTACAATTGCAATTAATTCTTCATCAGTTTTTACTTTTGGATTTGACATTTAAAACAAACACTCCCCCACTAATTTAAACAAGTCTTCTTTTACTACAATAGGTTTATCTAATTTAACCACCTTAACATGTGGATTGTTCTCTGTAAACCACTTTGCTTCCTTGACAGACCATCTAAACTTGCGTATGACTTCTCCGTCATCATCTACCGTTGCATATGTAAAAGGTATCATGGTGTAAGAGTCCTTTGCTCAAAACATTCTAAGTGCGACTTTGCATACATGTTCGGTCTGATCTCTTCATAGAGTTCACCTTGTATACATTTAAGATTCATTTTGTATTTCTTTTGTGTATCGTTATAAGTTCCCACTCCATACCCAACTCCAAACCATATTAAACCTAAAATTATTAAAACTATTTTGTTCATCACACTCTCCTATATTGTCTATATATTCTACACAAATTATTTCCTTTGGCTACATTGACCATGTTGCACTTTGTGATAGGTTTATTGTTGTGTATTAAATACTGCTCTCCTGCTAACTGCACTCCACCTTGCACGGCTAGGTTAGTAGCAAACTCTGCACACCCACTACAACCCATTATAAGCATCAGTAAGACGTTTCGTAGATTCACGATAGCTTTTTACTCCTGTAATTTTTTCAGCTTGTTCTTCGTTTTTATATAAAGGCGTGATGGTAACGTAATGTTTCTTGGTAGGTAAATCTCGTATCCAAGAAAGTTCTTTGGGTCTGAATTGTGTGATCGATGACCATACAAGCTGACCATTTATATCAAATTCTTCTGTCGCCCATGCGTATGGTTGTTTAAGGGTTTCTTGCATAATTATTACCGCCTTGTTTATAAAATATTAAGTTCGACCATCTCACCACAGGTCTTAAATTATACCACGACTTTGGTTTTTTAATTGTCGTGTCATGAAAATGTGTTGCCCCATAACTATAATCTACTTCTAATCTATGTAATACTTTGTATGCTATATCTTTATATTCCTGTCGGATCACCGACGGTGGTTTAACTATACCATACCAACTAAATTGTGCGGGGCGTTTCATTTCACTACATACGTTCTTATGTTCAAACTCGGCACGGCGCATCAATACATATCCTACTGCAATCTGTGCTTCTTTTGGTTCGTGCGCCGACTCCATGTAAATGGTTGTGGCGAGGCATAACAATGCTTGATCTAACATAGCAGTCTCCTTATAACATCAGCGATTAGCTTTGAAGCCAGTTCTCTGTTATTTTTTATTTATCTTGGGATTGAGTAGTCTCGAATTCGATAAGCATATCGATTAGATGTCTAGCTTTCTCTAAATCTTTTATGCCGTTTTTGTTTTTCCATCGAGAGACATATTTAATAATGTTTCCCTCAATGAATGGGATTTTGTTTGCGTAGATGTAGATGACGGGTTGAATCACCATATCTTTATAATGACTGCCGTCTACTTGTTTACTTAATGCACTTCCTTCTGTCATTCTATCTCCTTTACTAGAGTCAATAGTGCCTCTATATTACCCTCATTTATTACGATTGCCAAGCCTTGATTGCGTTTTATTTGCTCGATGTTGTATTCTTGCAACGCAGTAAGTTTACCTTTACCAGCTTTACATTCGATCCCAATAAATTTTCCTTTATAGCACACGATGATGTCAGGCACACCACTTCTACCATATCCCGCAGTCAATGGCGAGAAATGATATGCACCAAGATCATCTAATATTTTCTTGACTTGCTTTTTTACTTTTGCTTCAGGTGTCATATGGTTGGTAGTATGTTTAACTCTGATTGGCTTGATGTCCACAAAGCACCAGCTTCATTACCTTTGTTATCATTCATCGGAACAACCCAATGACCATCAGTAAACTCAATCACAATCGCGTTATGTATCCAACCCATGTCTTCCGTTTCTACATCGTTGAGATATCTCACTCGCCTAATTGTTTTACCTACAAGAAAATTACTTGCAAGGTTGCCCCAATGTTCGCGTAAGTCTGCTTTGTTTTGTTCAAACAATTCTAATTGTTCCATTATCTTTCTCCTTTGTCTTTGAATCGATCTACACTTTTTTGTATTTTCCGTGCGTAAGCCACCGCGTCTTGCAATGCACTATCTTCAAACATCTCTTGCAACTTAATTGTTTCCTCCCAACGAATACTTGATACTTCGTCGTCTACATAATTATCGTAGTCTCTCTCCATCATTCTCCCTTTCTTGTCCATGTTTTAAATAAAATATAAATAAACCATACCATGCCTATAAACCTAATCGTATCTATCATCAGTCTTCACACACTCCGCCAACACAAGCACGGCTAATAATTTCTTGTTCTAAATCGTTGTATGCGTCAGCTTGGATTAAGTGATCTCGATACTTGGTCAGTCTGTCGTATAGACTATGATCCTCTTCTAATACCGATGACTTAATTACAAACCCTAAATCACGAGGTCTATCTGTTAAGACTGCGTTCACAAAGTCCGATGGCTCACGCCCATCTTTAACTGCGTCATCATATTCTTTATCTTCAATAGCTACTTCCATTACTACACTAAACTTTTTCATATGTTCTCCTAATGTATTTTGTCTTTGTTCATTACTCTGTCTATGATCTGATCTAACTCTTGCTTTTGTTTAACTAGTCTTAACGCGGTTAGCTGACATTCTCGCACCTCGCCTATCTTCATATTTCTTGCTATCTCTAACGCTAACGCGTGTGCTTCTTCTGCTTCTTCATCACTCGGCGATACGATTGCTTTTACCATAGCTTCAACTAACGCGTCTTCTTTCATCATCTCATCACCATCACAAGCAGTAAAAAGATGTTAATACCTAGTGACACCACCATACAATTTCTAATGCGTCTATAATGTTCACGAGGTATGGTTGTGTATTCACTTAAATATATTTCTCTATCGTAGTCTTTATATATTGGTTTTGTTTTCATGCTTACTCTCCTCAAAGTTTTTTAATGATTGCATATACTGATTGGTTGCAAAGTTAATACCTCGTATTACACCTAGTCGCATAGCGTCATAAAACATCTTGGCGTCTTTCTCTGACCTTGTTCTATTATGCACATCAACATATCGGTAATACTCGGCAACTGCTACTTCTATAATATCTTCCTCAAACTTTCTTTTCTTTTCTTCGTTCTTCTGATGTTGTGTCATTTATATATTCTCCCTACCCCGTTGAAAATTCCTTCGAGGTCTTTCGGTTCAAACGATTTCTTGTCGAATGAGAATGGCGTCTTTCTACCATTACTATGTTTCACATACCCTGTGACGACAACTTGTTCAACTATGATTTGTTTTTCTTTTCTTTCTACCATTTAATAATCCTCTTGTGGTTCACCATATTTTTGGGCTTGGTCTTGTAGTATATCACAATTGTATTCATACTCAATCTCGTCCAACTCGGCTTCAATGTTTTTATCTTTCCAACTTATCTCGCCTGTTGTGCCATCGTCCCACATATATGTCACCCAATAGCTTTTAATCTTCATGACTCTTGGGTCTTCTAATGGTGGGTCTATATCTCTTTCGGGTATATCGTTCATCTTGTTTCCTCCTCGATGTTATCTTTATAAAATCTTTCTACTTCCTCGTCTGCCATATTCTTCCAACCTTTCCAACCATGAGTTAGCAAATCACCCAATACATTTCCGTCATTACATTCCATAAGCCATGCAGTCTCATAATCTATACACGCTTGTCTCTTTTCTTCTATGGTTATCATTGACTTGCCCCTTTCATTCGTCTATCTATCTCGTCTAATTCTTTTTGTTTCTCTTCTTCTCTAATCATATTGAATCCCTCTCGGTCTATGAAGTCATACCTTTCATCTTCTGTCTTAAACCATTCAACATCAATGATGTCATCACCATCAGAATCAAAACTCCATTCAACACCATACGGATATTCTTTTGATTGGTCTTCGCACATGAACCCATACAACTCACCGAAATGATTCTCGCCACAACAACCTATCTTCTCGCCTTGTGGTTCACCGCAGTAATAACAAAACTCCATCATGCCACCTCCTCAACTACCCACTCTTCTTCATAATCATATTCACAATGCCTACAATTAGTTAAAGAAATAACTTCTTCCCAATCTTCATCTTCATAGGCTTCTTTTATTTCTTCATAATTATCAACATCATCATCTACATTTTCCCAACACCATTCAGCTACACCCCTTT